CTGGCGGCCGGATGCCGTGCGGCGAAAGCCGCCGCCGGCAAGCGGCATCAAGCGCGGGACAAACCACGTGGGCGTCGGCTTATTCCCAAGGCTCCGCCGAGGAGCCGGAAGGGCAGGAGGTTTTGACATGGCGAAAAGCAAGGCGCTGGAAACCCAGACAAAGCACCTGACCAAGGCCGAGGTCGCGGCCAGAAGCATGGCGGAGGCCGTGACGCTGCCTACGCGCACGCAGGTAACAATAACGCTGCCGAAGCGGATCCGCGGGGACAGGCTGGCCGTGCAATACTGGCGGCTGACGCTGCGAAGGATGAAGACCGGCGGCGTGGAGATCCTGGACGACCTGGACACAGAAACTCTGGCAACCTACTGCACCATGCTCTCCCGGCGGGACCGGCTGAACGACCTGTGCAGCAAGCTGGTGGATGGTTCCACCCGGGAGGACCTGACCCTTGCGGAGCAGCTGAAGGCTACGGACGCCCTGGACGGACTGGCCGCAAAACTGTCCTCCCTAGAGAGCGGGATCCTGCGCTATGCCGAAAAGCTCGGCCTGACGCCGGCCTCCCGTATTGGCATGGCCAGAAAAAAGAGCCAGGCGGAGGCCAGCGAGGAAAACGACGACCTGTTTGGAGACTGATATGGATCTGAAGCGCAGCGTGGCACAATTTAAAATGATCCCGCCGGGTGATCTGGTTCCCTACGATAAAAACGCCCGGGTCCATTCGCCGGAGCAGATCGCCGCCCTGCGGCGCTCGCTGCGGGAGTACGGCTTTATCGCGCCCATGGTGATCGATATGGACAGGCGCGTCATCGCCGGCCACGGGAGGCTCGCGGCCGCGGTGGCTGAGGGCTGGCCCGAGGTCCCCTGCGTGATTGTGGATCATCTGAGTCCGATGCAGCTCCGGGCCTACATCTTGGCGGACAACCGCCTGAGCGACATGGCGAGCTGGGACGATGCGCTGGTGAGCGAGGAACTGCAGGCGCTGAAAGACGCCGGCGCCGACATCACGCTGACCGGCTTTTCCGACGAGGACATCATCCTCGATGAACCGGACGAGGCTTTTGAGGATGATTTTGACCCGACACCGCCGGCGGTGCCAATGTCCAAGCGCGGCGACATTTGGCAGCTCGGCCGCCACCGACTGATGTGTGGAGACGCCACGGATTGTTCGGACGTGGCCAAGCTCATGGCCGGCGCGAAGCTGGGCCTGTTGCTGACGGACCCCCCGTACAACGTGGACATTACCGGCGGCACCGCCGATCACCTGCAGATCCTCAACGACGATTTTAAGGCCGGCGCCGATTTTACTGATTTTTTGACCAGGGCGTTCAGAGCGGCGGATGCAGTGATGAGGCCCGGCGCGCCCTATTATATCTGGCACGCGGACGGCACCACGGGGCTCAACTTCCGGGAGGCCTGCGCGGCCGTCGGCTGGCAGGTGCGGCAGTGTCTGATCTGGGTAAAGCAGAGCGCCACTCTGAGCCGTCAGGACTATCACTGGCAGCATGAGCCCTGCCTGCACGGTGAAAAGGACAATGAGGACACCGACACCGGGCAGCGGGATCTCGACCACCTGTCCTCGCTGTACGGCTGGACGGGCGGCGCCGGCCACCGCTGGTGCGGAGACCGGAAACAGACCACCGTGGTGGAGTTCGACCGGCCGACGAAAAGCGCCGACCACCCGACCATGAAGCCGGTGCGGCTGTTCGACTGGCAGCTCCGCAATTCCAGCCGCCCGGGCGCGGCGGTGGGTGATTTCTTTGCCGGCAGCGGCACGACCCTAGTGGCCTGCGAGCAGGCGGGCAGGACGGCGTACTGCATGGAGCTGGATCCGCGCTACGTCGACGTGATCATCCGGCGGTGGGAAACTTTGACGGGCGAAGAGGCGGTGCTGCTGTGAGCCGGCCGAGGAAGAGCGCGGCGGAACTGGAGGCGACCAGCCGCCATTATACCAAGGAGGAGCTGGCCGCCCGGGAGGCCAGAGAACCGAAGGCACCCGCCGCCGCGCAGGTAAGCCCGCCGGGTTATCTGCCGGTGAGTCTGCGGAAAAAGTTTGACGAGCTGGCGGCGGTACTGATCCCCATGGGCACGCTGACCCAGGTTGACGCCGACACGCTGGCCCGGTATCTCATTGCGGAGTATAACTATCTGCGCTGCACCAATCGGGTGACGAGCGCCATTTCGGCGGGAGACACCACAGCGGCGGACCGCTGGACGGCGATGCAGGACCGATATTTCAAGCAGCTCCGGGCCGGCGCGGCCGATTTGGGGCTGAACGCCAGAGCGCGGAACGGGATCCGGCTGCCGCTGCCGGACGACGACACCGGCGACGGTGCGCTGTTTGGAGACTGACAAGCTCCGGGCGAGGGGCTAAACAACCGTGAGCGCCGGGACAATCTTTGCGGTCAGGCCGGTACTCCGGGCGCGGCACAGGTTGGCTGCGCGGTTCAGTTTCTCGCCGGGGGCTCGGGCAGGCCCCCGGCTGTATCCCTCCTTTCTTTTGTGGGCGCGGGCGCCGAAAGGCGCCTGCGTTCCGGGGCAGACCCCGGACACAGGGCTGCGGGACGTCAGCCGACCCGAAAGGGCGGCGATACGACGGGCCAAGGGCGGCGACAAGCCGCCCATGACCCGCAGTCCTGTGTCGAGGGCCTGAGCAACCCTCGGACTCTTCTTCCTTCCTTTTCTGGGCACGGGCGGCAGCCGTCAAGACTGCCGCCTGTGTGCGGGACAAATCCCTCCACCGCGTTTCGCGGTCCCCCTCCCTTTGACAAGGGAGGCAAGAACGGCGAAAAGCGATGTGACAGCATTCAGCGTTATGGCCAGAGCGTTTAACGCCAGAGCCGCGTGTCCAATTTGGACACCGGCTCCGGCGTTTTCTTTTGGAGGTGAACCAATGCCCGTGAGGAAAAGCAGCGGGCTGCATCATCCGTCCGCGATCTATGCCAAGCAGGTGACGCAGGGCAAGCTGATGCCACTGTGCTGCAAATATGAGATTCTCGCCTGCCAACGGCACCTGGACGATCTCAAACGCCAGGGCGATCCGGATTTTCCCTATGTCTTTGACGTGACCCGTGCAGACCGGATCCTGCGCTGGTTCGGCGAATGCCGCCAGGTGCGCGGCGTGGAACAGGGCGAGCCCATCACGCTGGAGCCCTGGCAGGTGTTCGACCTCTCCGTTGTCTATGGCTGGGTCCACAAGGATACCGGCGCCAGGCGCTTTAAGCGCACCTATGAAAAGCGCGCCCGGGGTAATTTTAAGTCTACCGAAAAATCCGGTCAGGGCCTCTACCATATGTGCGGCGACGTGATCTACCCGCCGTATTGCCCGGAGGAGGCAAGGTTTGAGATGCAGCCGGAGGTGGAGTGCGCGGCCGTGGACCGCGGGCAGGCCATGCGCGTGTTCGGGGACGCCAAGGCCATTGCCCAGGCCTCGCCCAATATCGCCCGGCGGCTGATCATTCCCAAGGCCAACCCCGTAAAGCACCGGACGCGGGGCGGCTTTATGCGGGCGCTCTCGAAGGACACCAAAAACAAGGACTCCGGCGCCCCGAGCTGCTTCATCCTGGATGAATACCACGCCCACACCACCAGTGACATCTACGATCTGGGTCTTAATTCCTTCGGCAAGCGGCCGCAGTCGCTGATGCTGGTGATCACCACCGCCGGCGACGACGCCGAGAATAAGCCCTGTTTTACCGAGGAGGAATACGCAAAGCGGGTGCTGGACGATCCTAGCGTCCGCGACGACACCTATTTTGTCATGATCCGCGAGTGCGACGAGGGGGACGACCCCCACGCCCGCGTAAACTGGGCAAAAGCCAACCCCTGCCTACGCTATCCCAACGATTACAGCCGGTATCTGCTGGAGCAGATCGAAGCTGAATACACGGCGGCCTATGGCAGCAACGACGCGGAGAAGATCCGCAAGTTTCTGACCCGGCGCCTGTGCATGTGGCAGACCGGCAGCGTCAACCGCTATCTGGACGAACTGGACATGAAACGGCTGCAGGAGGCCATGGTGGGCCCGGCCTGGTTTGGCGCCCTGACCAACGGCCGCGAATATTACGGCGGTTTTGACCTGGGCAAAAAGATCGACCTGACCGGTGGCGCGGCTGTTTTCCTTCTGGACGACGGTTATGTGGCCATCGAGCTGCACGGGTTTATGCCTGAGGACGGAATCGGGCGGCATGAGCACACCGACCGTTATCCGTATCGGGAATGGTGCCGGGATCACTATTGCACGGCCACGCCCGGCGCGGTGACGGAAAACCGTTTTGTGGCCGAGTGGTTTACTCAAAACGAGAAACGGCACGGCTGGAAGGCCGCCAAAATCGCCTATGACGGACACAACGCCTCTGATCTGGCGATCGCCATCGCCCAGGAGCGCGGCGACGAGGATCTGTGCGTAGAGGTCTACCAGGGCTGCGGCACCCAGAACGTGGCCGTGAAGGGTTTCCGGGATCTGCTGCGCAGCGGCAAGGTCATCATCAAATATTCGCCGGCGGCGGTGAAATGGTTCGCCAACGCTGTGGAATATTCCAACGGCAACGATGAGAGCCGGATCTCGAAAAAGTACAAGGACGACACCGCCCGCGTGGATCCCGTGGCCGCGGCCATGGACGCGCTGGTGCTGGCCATCACCCGGCGGAACAATCCGAGCCTGCAGGACCGGATCGCGGCCGGGCAGTGGGCCATGTAGGAGGAAATTATGAAAATGCTCAAATCATTGCGTGATCTGATGCCGGTGCTGCTGCTGCTTGCGGGCGCCGCGGCAATCGCCGTCGGTGTTTGGCTGATCTTCGAGCCGGCGGGGTATATAGCGGCCGGCGCGCTGCTGATCGCTGCGGCCGTGATGATGATAAGGGGTGATGACAACGAGCACAAGACTTGAGCGCGGCATCCTCTCCGCATTCTCGCCCGGGCGGCTGACAAATACGGTGACGCCCCAGTCTGCCGGAATCGTCATGTCTGGCGTGAACTCCTTCGGGGGCACGGAGCAGGAGTGCATGAAGCTCTCGGCGGTGTCGCGGGCGATGGAAATCCTCAGCGGCTCCATGGCAAAGTTGCCCTATTACGTGGTGGACGAGAACACCAACAAGCGCATAAACCACCCGATTCTTTATCTCATGAACGTCCGGCCCAATGAAGCCATGGCACCGGCGGTACACAAGAGCATGATTGAGGGTAACCGCCTTTCAGGTGGAAACGGCTACGACTGGATTATCCGGGACCGTGTTTCCCGCCGGCCGGCGGAACTCATCCCCCTGCCCTGGGAGCTGGTGCATCCATGGAAGGACACGAACGGCCACCCCTGGTACGGCATCATCCACCCGTACACCGGCGAGCCGATGGTCCTGTCCTGCGAGGACGTTGTCCACGTCAAGGGTTACAGCCACGACGGATTCAAAGGGATGAGTGTACTCGGCCGGGCAAGCGAGGTCATCGCGGCGGCCCGCAGCGCGCAGGACTATGAGCGCAGCTTTTACGAGAACAGCGGCACGCCCTCTGGCGTTTTGGTGGCTGCCGGCGATTTGAGCGGCGAGGTGACAAGAACGAAAGCGGACGGCACCGCCGAGACCGTGACGCACAGGGACATCGTCCGGGAGGAATGGGAAAAAACGCATACAGGCCCGAAAAACGCATTCCGTACGGCTATCCTCGATTTCGGACTGGATTACAAGCCGATCACCATCTCCAACGCCGACGCGCAGTTCGTGGAGTCCAAGGAAGTCACCGTGGAGGATATCGCCAGGTTTTTCGGCGTACCGCTTTCCAAGCTCTACGCCGGGAAACAGGCTTACAACTCCAACGAGCAGAACTCCATTGACTACGTGGTTTCGACGCTGCACCCAACGGTGACCCAGTACGAGGAGGAACGGACCTACAAACAGCTTGCTGACAGCGAAATTCATGTGGGGCTGCGGCTGAAAATCAACATGATGGCCGAACTCAAGGGCGACAGCGCCTCCCGCAGCACCTGGTATAAAAACATGCGTGAAATTGGTGCCTACTCCGCCGATGATATCCGGGCTCGTGAGGATGAGGAGGCCCTCGGCTCAGACAGGGGCGGAGATATTTACTACTTCAACAAAAATTTCGCGCCCTTGGATATGGCCAGAGCGGTCACAGAGGCGCAGACGGGAGGGAAAAACAAATGAGAGCGAGACTAAGCGGCTATGTGGTTTCCGATGACGATGCGTTTTTCTACCGCTATTTTGGCATCGGCGTCACCTGTCCGAGGGATGTGCGCGAGGGCGTGCGAACCTACGCCGGCGCGCCGGATGACGAGGGACTTGTTTTTGAGGTCAATTCCCCAGGCGGCAGCCTGTTTGCGGGGCTTGAAATGTGGACCGCGCTGATGGACAGCAAGCGCCTTTACAACATCGCCTGCACCGCAGAGGTACAGAGCATCGCGGCCTCGGCAGCCAGCGTGTTTATCGCCGGCTGCGACAAGGTGGGCATCTCGCCGGTGGCGCAGGTCATGATGCATCTCCCGGCTACCACCACGCAGGGAAACGAAAACGACCACCGGGAGAGCCTCGGAATGCTCGTTTCGGGGCTGGAGAGCATCCTCGCGGCGTATGAAACAAAATGCGGGAAAAAGACACCGAGAGAGGAGCTCGAGAAGCTATGCCGGTCGACAGCCTTTCTGACTGCGAAGCAGGCTGTGGCGGTCGGTATCGCCGACTACATTATCGCCTACAAGGCTGAGGACGACGCCGACCCGACATCCATGGTAGCCTGTGTCGGCGCCGGAATACGGAGCCTTGCGTCCTGCGCGGGGCTGCCGGACATTGCGGTTTTGCGGGCGAAGTACGAAGCCTCCCGGGACGGCGGAAAGTCGCAGACAGGCGGTGGAGACGAGGGCGGCACCGGCGATGACCCGGAGCTTGTTCCCGGCGGTACCGCTGCTGATATTCTCTCAGCCGGGGGGCCGGCCATAAACGACGATTGGCGGCCGCGGGCGCGGCTGGAAATCGAAAAGCTGAAATTCGGATAAGGAGGAAATCAAAACAATGGCTGATGACAAGAAGGCAGAAGACAAGAAAGCGCCGCAGGCACAGCAGGCGGCAAAGGCAAAAGCGGAGAAATACAAAGTGGCCGCCAAAGAGGGGGCGGTCAACCTTCGCAGGGAAGCCGGGCTTCACGGTGAGGTGTTGAATGTGCTGACGAATGGCAGCGTTGTCAGCGCCGCCGGCACCGCGGAGACTGACGCCGCCGGCGAGGCCTGGCAGCCGGTCCAGTACGGCAAGGTCAAGGGGTACATGATGGCCAGGTACCTGGAGCTGATCAAGTAAGTCTATCCAAAGCTTAAGGAGACTGGAGCAATCAACGCCGGAATCGAGGTGCCCATTTTGGACAACCGATTCCTATTATGTGAATGATGGAGGCAACTCATGAAAAACTTTGAACGCAAACTCAATGATCTCGCCGGCCAGCGCGCCGACAAACTGCAGGCGGCCGAGGATGCCCTTGAGGCCGGCAATAAGACCGTCTATGACGCAGCGATGGCGGATGTGTCCAATTTGGACACCCAGATTAAAGACGTGAAAACGCTGATGGACGCTCAGAATGCAACCCCCGCCGCCCCGGCGATCCCCACAACGCCTGCGGCCGATAACGATGCCGACGCGACGGAGCGGCTGCGCGCCAGCAACGAGTATGTCCGCGCTTTCTGCCGGGCCGTGCGTATGCGGGCAACACCCACTACCGCGGGCGGAGTGGACGCGCTGCGCCCGCTCATGAACGCGCTGACCGAGGGTACAAACGAAGACGGCGGTTTCCTGGTTCCCGTTGACCTGCAGACCCGCATCAATGAGCTGCGCCGCCAGCTTGTCGATCTTTCGACTCTCGTCACGGTGGAGCCTGTGAACACCAATACTGGCTATCGCGTTATCGACACACATCCCACCGCGGGCTTCACAAAGACCGCTGAGATGGGCGAAATCCCAAAGAATGACCAGCCCGCGTTCTCCCGTATCGGCTATACCTGCGCGGACTATGGCCTGATCGTGCCTATCTCCAACGATCTGCTGGAGGATAACGATGCGGGCCTGATGGAGTACCTGGCGCGCTGGATGGCCAAGAAGGCCGTCATCACCGAAAACAAGATCATTCTGGCCCTGCTTGCCACGCTTGTCCCCGCTGCCGTGGCCGCCGCCGGTGAGCTTGCCGCCATCAAGAAGGCGCTCAACAAGGGTCTTGATCCGGATATCGCGCTGAATGCGGCGCTGCTGACGAATCAGAGCGGTTATAACTGCCTGGATCAACTGGAGGACAAGAACGGCAGGCCTCTGCTGCAGCCGGATATCACCGCCGGGAGCGGCTATACCCTCAAGCAGAAGCACATCACGATGGTTTCCGATTCGGTTCTCGCAAACGCTGCCGCCGGCTCGCTCATGTATATCGGCGATTTCAAGCAGTTCATCACGGTGTTCCTCCGCAAGACCATGGAATTCACCGCGACCAATGTGGGCGGCGATTCCTGGCGCACGAACTCCACCGAGGGCCGCGCCATCATGCGGCTCGACGCCCAGAAGCTGGATGGCTCCGCCGCCGTGGCCCTGGCACTTGCCGGCGGCCTTGACGCCGCGGGCTGATAAGCTATGACAAACACGGTGGAGGCGACTGAGCTCGCCGCCGTGAAGGCCTATATGCACATCGACGGCGATGATGACGATGCCGTCATCAAGGCGATGTACCTCAGCGCGAAGCAATACCTGACCAACGCCGGCGTTTCAGAGCCGGAGGACACTACCCTCGACCCGCAGTATCTGCTGCTGGCCGAGGGGCTGACGCTCTGGTACTACGACAAGCGCGACGTGCCGGAGAGCACGGCGTCGGATATGCCGGCCGGACTGAGGCAGGCCATCACGCAGCGCAAGCTCTGCGGCAAAAATGCCGCGGTACTGACGGCAAGTACGTAAAGAGGAGAATGGAGGCGATCAACGTGCCGGTTGGCAATATGGATAGGCGTATTACCTTCCAAATCCGGGCGGGCGGGCAGACCGCCGACGGCGAACCAGCGAACGGTTGGACCGACTACGCGACCGTGTGGGCCAGCGTGAAAGCCGTCAAGGGACGGAATTATTACGCCATGGGCCAGGAGCAGAGTGAGGCGACCCATACTATCCTGATCCGGCGGCGCAGCGACATCACGGCCGCCATGCGCATCGCCCTGGGCGGCCGCGTCTTTGATATTATCCCGCCTGTAGCTACCGACGAACGCACCCCGTTTCTGGTCCTCAGCGTGACGGAGCAGGTGCCATGAGCGGCGCCGGGGTCTGGTTCAAGGAAACCGGAACAAAGGCCGTGATCGACCGCCTGGCCGCCACGGGGCAGCTGCCCCAGAAGGCCGTGACAAAAGTGGCCGGCAAAGGCGCCAATGTGACGCGCAAGGCGGTGAAGGGCGAAGTCCCTGTCGGGGAGACCGGCAATCTGAAGCGCAGCATCATCCGCCACGGCGAACACAGCAGGATCCGCGGGAAAAAAGTCTATGACGTCTACTTTGACCCCGGAATGAATGAGCTGCTGCAGAAGCCCGTAAAAAACCCGGGCGCGGCAGGGAGTAAAACCACTAAAAACGGCCATGCCTATTATCCGGCCAGCATGGAGTTTGGCTTCTTAACGCGTTCCAAGGGCGGCGGGCTGAGCTATGTACCCGGCTATCATTTTATGCGCCAGGGCGCGGAGGAGAGCAGCGCGGCGGCCAAGGAGACCATGACCCAGACGCTGATCGCCGAGATCGACAAGACCTGGGGTATGTGAGGTATTCATATGGCGACATCTATAGACGCAATCATTATTTCCACCGTGAGCGGCGTGGCTTCGCTTTCCGGCAAAGTCTATCCCCACGAGGCACTGAAGGACGCAGCTGCTCCGTTCTGCTTCTACTTACAGGAGGCCGGCGACGAGGAGCGCGCACTGGACGGGCTGACAGGGCTGAAAGGCGCGGATTACCAGGTCCATGTGGTGGCCGGCACCCATCTGGCAATGCAGACGCTGGGCGGCGCCGTGATGGCAGCGCTCCAGGCGCTGGAGGGAACAGAGCATGACGAGATCACGATCCAGGCGGCGGAGTGCCGTCAAACCCAGCCAAATTTTTATGAGTCCGGTGTGGGGCTTTGGCGCAAGCCGCTGTACCTGCACTTGGATTATCTGATCAATTAAGGAGGTAACCCTATGAGCAAATCCGCATCTGTCGGCACCACGCTGACGGTAGGCACCAAGCCCGTGGGCGGGCTGAAGTCCATTGACGGCATCGACGTCACCGCCGATTCTGTCGAGGTGACTGACCTCGCCAACAGCACAGGCTACAAGGAGTTTGTGGCCGGCTTCAAGGATCCCGGCGAAGTATCCGTTTCCGGCTATATGGACGGCAGCGACGAAGGCCAGAGCGAGATGTATACGCTGCTGAACAGCGGCGCGATCACAGATTGCAGCATCAAGTTCCCCACGGCCATCGGGAAAACCTGGACCTTTAAGGCCGTGGTAACCGAGTTTAAGACCGGCGTGGACGTATCCGACGCCATCACCTTCGACGCCAAACTGAAGATCTCCGGCGCGCCCACACTGGCAGCGACCCCCGCGGGCTGAGAGGTGAGACCCAATGGATAAGAGAGAACAGTGGCGAGTCGGCGAGGCCGGTGAGGTCATTGTCAACATGGACAAACCGCGCGCGCTGCGTCTGACCCACAGAGCCATGAAGACCTTTTCCAAGCTCACGGCCTGCAAGCTGGAGGACATGGAGGACGCGATCCAGGACCCCGTGAAGCTGGAGGCGCTGTACTACTCCATGCTGCTGGCCGACGCCAAGGAAAACGGCGAGCCGTTGAAGGTGACCGATATGGAAGCCTTAATGGACACCATGACGCCCGGCGCGCTGATCGGCGCAGCCGGCAAGGCGCTGGAACTGGCCTACGCCGACGCGGCGCCCTCACCGGCGGCAGAGGAGGGCGACGAAAAAAACGCCGACCCGGCGGCAGAGGAGGGCGGCGAAAAAAACGCCGACCCGGCGGCTGGAACTGGCAAGACAGCCTGAGCCTGGCCGCCGTGATCGGGATGAGCCCCTCCGAATGGGAGAGGCTCACCCCGAGTGAATTCGGCGCCTGCGTTTCCGCCTGGATGGAGAAACGCAGGGACGATCAGCAGATCGCCCAGCGCAATATCTACAACCTGAGCCTGCTGATCCGGGCCATGGTATGGAACAAGAGGGCGCCGGACTATGAGGATGCCTACGGCGGTGAAATGACAGAAATAATGACCGATGAGCAGATGTACGCGCAGGTCAAGGCGCTGAACGCGCTGCTCGGCGGCGAGGAGGTGGACTGATTGCCTGCATTGAAAAATATCATGGTCCGCGCTGGCGCGGACTTTTCCGCTATCACGAAGCAGGC